AGGATCGTCTGAAAGGTAGAGAGGCTCTGCTCAAAGTAATCACCGAAGAGAGAAACGCTTTAATGAAAAGAAATAATACTTAGAGGAACATGGTTCGACTTACAAAAGGTTTAGAGAGAGCATTGCGATATGCAAAGGCATCTAGAAGGACGCATTTTACAGCTTTGGATTTAGCGCAAGCAGCAGAGATCCCAGGTCGAACCGCTCGGCATTATTGCCAGCTTTTAACTCGAGCCACGATACTTGAAAAAGCTTACACCTTCCCTCAAAGCTACAGATACACCAGCAAAAGAAAGCTCTCGAAGTGCTGGGAGCCAGTCATGAAAATAATTAACGAAGAATAAAAAAGCCCCACGAACCAAAGATCCGTGAGGCTTCTGCTTTGAGTGTCTTGGGGACAGATTAAGCAGGTTCAACCGCTACGAGGCCAGAGGCTTCTGCGAGCACCGCTTCAGCTTCTTCTTTAGCAGATACAGCAACACTTTTAGCAGCCGAGAGTCCAGCTCCGATCTCGTCAAGGATCTCTTGAGTAACAACAGATCCAGCTTTGAGAGCATCGATCTTTGCTTTTACTTCATCGAGCTTAAGGTTAATGCCTGAAATGCTGGTAGCACTAGCCTCAATAGCAGACTTAAGATCAGCAACGCCGTCGACAATTTCTTGTGCAGTAGTCATAAGATTAGTTCCTTTCAATATATAGTTAACGATTGCCCGGATAGGCCGCACAATCAGAGAGATAGTACGTCTCACCAAGAGCATGAGCAAGGTCTCAGTTTTTATTTCATCCATTTTATTACCTAAAATTTTACATTATCGCTCTTCATTCGCACGAGCATCAATGAATATTCCTATCTCATTTTTTGCTGGTGGTTGAACAGCATCTAACTTAGGTATTGGTTCGATCCAAATTCTCAAATTATTGCTGGGAATACTTTCCCCTGCTGAATTTATTGCTGTAACTCTGAACACATAGTGCCCGAGTATTGGGAAGTACCAAGCATATGAATTACCTTCACGAGTTGCGACGACTTTAAATGAACCACCGTTTGCAGAACGGTATAATTTATATTTAACCCCTGTTATAGGCTTTCCTGCTGTATCGGTGGTGACTTTATCCCACACCAAATTGAGTGCTTCGGCGTGTAAAATCGCTGGTGCAATAAGCAGGAAAGCTATAAGAAATAAGCGCATTACTCTATCTTTTTGGTTGCCTGTTTTCTTCCGAATATGCTGATCAAATTTCCCCACACAGAGCTCGCAGTGGTGACTAGAGCAGGGTAAAGAATCTCAGGAGGAACGCCGCCTTTTAGAACGACAAGCAATGTGCCTACTGAAGAGAGAATACCAAGGATCGCTCCCTTAACAGTTTTGCTCTCGAGTAAAGTTTTAGTACCTTCTAACTCAGCCATAACGATCTCCTTTATTTTAGTCGTTTCTTTTTTTAGGGTTTGGAATTACAGCACACACGTTACCAAAATGGACAACAACGTTATAGGGGAAATCTTCAGCCTTCTTGTGGAATCGGAAGAATTGCCGATTGCTGCCATCCTCAGTATATCTTGATCGCTCGTAAGCTTTAGCGACTTTTTTGTCTTTCTGCATTACGTAAACCTTAGATGTCTCGACCCAAGGGGTATTATATTTGCGGGGGAGAAATACTACTGCTCCACGATCTAAAACTGGGGGTTCGCTTTGCTTCCAGAGAAAATCTTTCTTATCACCGTCCTTTATCTTCAAGAAAGTTTTGCACCCGGCTTTCCCTAGATCGTCCTCGGTAGACCATGGCACCTGCTTATGGGCTTCTATTGGCTTAACCATGTGCTTTTGAAGCTCGTCCATAATTTTTACTGTGGGCCAATTATTCCGCTTTCTAGGATCAACAAAGCCCCCACGTCCTATTCCGTTGAATTCCGCAATCCAAAAGAACGCAGCCTCGCAAGAGGCGAACGAGGCCAGGAATCGTGGGAGCGCTGTTACATCAACTTTGAGCGGTAATATTGCGGGACGAGACTTTAGATCAATATCGACTCCGTCCAAGTTGACAATGCATGGTGCCTTAATGCCCTTCGGTTCATCGCCGTGCCCTTCGTAAATCATCCCCGAGATAGGGCCCGACCCGTAGGCATTGCGCCCCACAGGACTCCACACCCAGGTACACCTTTGTGGGAATAGAGGTTTTAGCTCGTCAACTAGATATCGATAAGCTTTAGAAGGAAGATTTGATTCAAGCCCTGCGGAAATAGAACATTGAATGGTTGGATTAGCGTGAAAGAATTCGGCGACTGGTAAAACGTTATTCTTTATTTTTGATATTAGAGCAGAGTCCTTTGAGTTGAGTTTATTTTTATACTCATCGACTGTGAGATCAGCGAGCAATTCATAAGGGCCGCAGCGTTTATTCCTCTGACAAACTTCATTTATCAGGTGTACTTGCAAATACTTAGGTCTCGGGTCGGCTGCAAATTGTCTAATACAGTGGAAATTATTCCCGAAAGTATTCCAAAGAACTGAGAGCCTAATCTCGGGGGCGCCCTTAAACCCCTGCATCATAACAGCGCACGGCCACTTTGGATGCATCGCGGCATAAGCACCAAGCCCACCCTTATTTTGATTGATTGTAGCTTGAGCCTCCGCCCTGGCTACGCTAATAAAGTCCCACCTAGGGGAAAGCTTAGGAGCGCACTTAGATACGCACAGACAGGCCATTAGCGCCCCGACAGCTATAATGGTCATTCGCGTTTTAATATTCATAGACATCGTCCCTTAATAATCTAAGCACTCGGTCGTCCCTGCCTTGATTCGGTGTTTGATTCCTATCAACTTGCGTGGCCCATAGCGAGCCTCTAAGTTCATCCCCTGCACTTGCCCAGTCTGATTTTATGACGGCTGCTAACATCTTTCTGAAAGAGCGGAGCCCCTCGCCTCCTAAAGAAAAAGTAAGATTGATTAGAGCGAGACGCCGATTAGATGAAAGTTGATCCCAGACCGCAGGCCCCACAATCTCGATAGCCGTGTCCATCGCTTCGTTGACATCTTCTTTTAGAAGCAAAAGGGTTACAGCATTCGATAACGGCTTAGCGTCTAAATTGTGCCCCACCCCTATTGTTACATTGCCTTCAGGTGCTTTGATTATCTTCCCGGTAGCGTCATCGTAAGGACGCCTCTCGATCCCCTCGTCTCGAGTTAGCATCTCGAAGGCTTGCTGCAAGAATTCATTTTGCTTCATGAGGTGAAGACCTTTGACTTTGTGTCATCTCAAAGGGGCCAGCCTTAAAACCTTTTTCCGTTTCACGAAGTAAAATTATTGCGACGATAATTCCAGCGATAAGAACGAGTATAGCAAGTAGATTCTGCATCCCCGTTTGAGCTTTCTGACCAGGAGATATTAGTTTATCTGTTTGACCGATCAGCGCAGTATTTTGAGCCGTGAGCCCGACATTCATAACGGTCACTTGCTGTTGAATTTCAGGCAAGCACCTAAGATGCCCTATATTATCCGCTATCGCTTTAAGAGAAGGTTCTATAAGTCCGATTCGATGCATGGCTAATTTTGCCTCCTCCCTATGACGTACCCATTCCGAGCGCCATTCATCAAACTCACCTATGTGGTCAGCTAGAGTTCTTTCTAGTTCCGAAGCATTACATTTCGGTTCGCTAGGAGGACGATATCCGTTTTCATCCTTGCGCTTATTCGGCATTATATTTAACCCTAGATCTTTAATCTCCAATCAACCTCCGACCCCCATAAGCATCATGCCGCCAGCTACAGAAACGGACCCAGTCGCATGTGGGGGAGCAAAGGTATATTTTTCGGCTAGGGTTAGCGGGTGAGCGAATCCTTGAGATACTAGCTCCATTTCACGAGGGGAGAGCCCACGATTCCATATCATTACGTCGCCGATCTGCCCCTTAAACAGGACTGAAACGTTAACTGGGTCATAAGTCCCAATGCCCCAGTTTTGAGTGGTAGAGGTTAAAAATGTGGGGTTGGTAGAGTCGCTAATAGTAACGTAATCGTCCTGGAACATTAAAATCCCAGTCGGCATTCTGCGCATTACTACGGTATACCACTGATTTGCAATCGCAGCCTTGTTCGGGGATGTGCTATATGCTGCTGCTGGTGCGCCCTCATCATACTGCAAAACATACCCGCCCTTACCTACTTTGTGGATAAACATCATGTAGCCGGTGGTGGCTGTGGCTACGTTGTTAGATGCTCCGACTGCGATATATGTGTCCGTCGCTATATCGTCGAGTCTAGCTCGAGCAAGGATTGTAAACTCTCCATTCAGATCAACTATGCCGGTGCCGAGATTAATACAATCGTCTGTTCCATCGTATTTGAGTGCCCACCCATAGGGGCTTGGAGTCCAGGCATCCATGCCCATACCAGAACTAAAAAGTCCTGTGTGGCCATAACCAGAAAAGTCGATTAACTGTCTCCCTTGGATACCAACGGACGGACACCAAAGTCCTTTAAGCCCTTGCCATAATCCCGGGTATGCGCTCTCACTAAAATTTCTCGCGAGGCCCGTATGTAAAGACGGGCGACTCGTGAGTAAATTATCTGGTGCTAAGAAACGCATCAGGCTATCTCCAATAAACTATTATTGAACTTCTGGACTGATTACCGTGTAACGTAACCAATGATTACCCCCCGTGGAGTCAGCGTTTACACCAGTGTCATGCACTAGAGCAACGCCCCAAGAAGGAGCAGCAACTCTTACCAAGAATTCACCGTAAACGTTGTCACCCGTTGCAGCGCCAGATCCTTTGTTTCTCATGACGCCGATTATTGGAGCATTTTGAAGTGTTATCGCTGCGTCGCTCGCTCCCGCTCCGTCTGTTCTGTGTGGGGTTCCGTGCGCGTCGCCTGTGAGAAGATAAAGAGAAACTGTTCGAGCTGAAGTCGGGGATGTGCCCTGTTTAAACTTACACCAAATTCTAACGAGCTGTTCTCTTGCGGTTGAGTTATCCACCATGTCAGACTGTCGACCCACACCAACTGCCGAACTTGCTAAGCTTGCTATGGTGATAGTTAGAGCAGTAGAAGAACCAAAAAGATCTAGAATTTTATTTGCCATATATCGCTCCTATTTCCAGTCTAAATTCACGATGACATCATTAGTACTTGGGGCTGTATTATCATTATCAGCCACACCTGTACAAGCGCGAATGCTAATCCCTAGAGTAAAGGTTATGCCCATTGCCTTGCTGAAAGTTATACCACCGCTTGCAGGGACTCGGTAGGTACGAAGTGGAGTGTCAGAGCTAGTGGCAGCACTCGCTTTATCGTAAAGCTTAACATACCTCGCGACCGTTGCGTGATTATTGAAAAAATCACCACCGTAAACACACCCGGCGCTTGCCTTAATGCTTGCTCCGGTTACGCCCATGTCGATGTTCCTATAGGTTTCGCATTGACCAGAGGTGTCGGGTTCTGTTCGATAGACAGGGTAATGAATGCCGCCCACCTCCTTGCTTCGCAGCGTCTTGCCAATGCCTTCAGTAATATTAATATTATCGGCCATAATGATCTCCTCTAAAGAGCCTTAACACACCAGTTCACAATTATGCACGGAGGATTCCCCGCGCCAGTATTTGCAGTTCCGCCAGCATCGCTCGTCAACGAAGTCCCGCTTGTAATATCGGCGCTTGGTGCTCCGCTTGCTACAGCTCCACCGCTTCCAGTATTGCCACCGTTCGCAGTGCCGCTCGTTATAGTTCCGTCGCCATTTATTCCACCGCTTACATTCCCAACTCGTCCCGCAAAATCTGAATTCGCGTGTGTATGAGTTGAGCCTGTCGCCGTAGTGGTGTAAGAAACATTCGACCCCGTTGAAGAGGACGCGCCCTGTGCTCTATTCGCGGTTGAACCATCCGAGCCACCTTCTTTTGCTCCATAGGTATGCGTGTGGCTTCCGCTGCTTGCGATATTGACGTCAGCGCCGTTCCCCGTTGCTGCATGATAGTGAGCTGCTACGGTATGAGAATGATCTGGGGTAGTGTGTACATGCGCTCCCCCCGTATGCGTATGAGCGCTTAACGTGTGGGTATGACTTGCTACTGTGTGCGTGTGGCTTGGTCCCGCATGAACGTGATTAAGATCTCCAAATGTTGCACCGAGAGATCCGTTTGCAGGGCTGGTTGAGCTTTTACCTATAAGGAGCTGCCCTCTACAATCTGGTATTCCAAAAGTTGTCGAGCCGTCGCCAGATCCAAAAGTTGTGCCCCATAATGCAAAAAGATCCGCATAGGTAGTCCTGCTCTTTGCTGCACCATCTAAGAAAAAACAATTATCCGGTGCTGTCCCTGTAAGCCAGGCAAACATAGATCCAATAGGCAAGCCCCCGTGAAGGGAAGCATTGTTCATGTGGTTTGTGACTTCCGTCTCTCGAAGGGTTGGAGTCCAGCTTGCCCCGGTATATTTCTCTGCCGCTTCCGTGGTGGGATTCAAGCGAACGAACCCGGTCGGAATGTTTGTGTCATCAGTGAAATCCATCAATCCCAAGTTCTCGAGCTGGGTCTTAATGAAGTCTCTAAAATCAGAGTACTCGTCTGTTAGTTGTGGGGTGTCCCAATCTGTTGCCGTCATACGCCTTCAACCTTCCAAGAAAAGTTATTTGCTATCTGTGCGCCCGTATCAGCTCTATAACAATAAACGTCAAAGCTCGTCGGGTTCGGAACATCTACAAAATCATAGACCGCAATTACTGCATAGCTCGCATTATAAGCTGCCGTTACTGTAATACTTTTCACGTCGATAAACGAGACATTGAAATTAACCGTCTCGGGAAGAGAAGCGTCAGAGGTTCCGTTGCCTGAATCCTTCTTATGTTTCAGGGATATGCGAAGTCTAACGGGACCAACTATTGCCAGCTCGTGGTCGTCATCCGCATCAAAATCTATAGTAACTCGCACATACCTAAAGTTACCCACAAACGCCTGGAATGTATTAGTGAAAGTGGTCCAGGTAGCATTATCAGTGGAGACCTCTATAGTACATTCTGCATCGACGGTGGTTACTACCTGCTGAATTGGAGCGGTTATATTTATCAATACGCTGTCAGGTATCAAAACCCCCACGTCGTGAGTTGCCACGAACTTTGCTGTGGGGTTAGTTGGCTGAATAAAAATGGGGTAAGTGGCGTCAACTTGGTCCTGCGGAGTTGTCCAAGTGTGATCATCAAAATGATCCTGGAAGGTCTCGTCGACCACCGGGAGAATCATTCTTTTTGTAGGAACCTGGGCCATTTTATTAATTCCTAATTAGCATATGTCAGAGGCATAAATAGACCCATAAGCTCTCCTCTTCTGCTTTCGCCTTCAAGCGGAGGCTCTGGCACAATTACAGGAGCTTCAAGTCTTGTCTCAAGTCTAATGTTATCAAGTGTTGTCGCATCTTCGGGATCTAGGATTACGTCAGCGAGCAATTCAAAATCTGGTGGCTGATCGACAACGGCTGGGATGCTTACAGCCTGGCCCACATTGCCAGCCGTATCAACGGGCACAACCCAGTAAATATATGTTCCTGCAAGTATCTCAAACACTGCGCTGAAGGTGCCAGAGGTGTTGCCTATCAATTCGGAGCTTTCTAGTAGGTCGCCTTTTCTAACTTGGTAATAGGAAACTGGAAGAGTCCCGCCTGTGCTTGCAGACCATCGGAGCAGGACGTTATTATCAACGATTTGAGCTGTGAGACTTGAAACGGCGAAAGGCGCG